AACAGGCTCAACGGATGGTAATTATATGTCTTTTGTTGCTGCATTTGGTACATTAACTGAGGGAGATTTTTATACCTTAGAAATAAAAAATGGTACTGCTGTTATATACAAGGATAGAGTTTTTTGTACAGACCAGACAGTAAACCAAACAAATAATGATTACTATTCAGTAAATGATGGAGAATACACCACAGAGAATAGTTTTGATAACGATTATATTATTTTATGAACGATTTAAGAATAGTTAATTTAAGCACCTATACAAGTCCAGAGATTGTAGAGAAGTCTAACAAGAAATGGGTTGCTTACGGAAGTGATAATAATTACTTTGGGTACTTAATAGACAGATATAACGGAAGTCCTACAAACAATGCTATAATCAATGGTATTAGCCAAATGATTTATGGTAAAGGTTTAGATGCTTTAAATAGCAACAGAAAGCCAGAAGCATACGCTAAAATGATTACGTTATTTAATAAAGATTGCGTAAGAAAGTTATGTTATGACTTAAAGCTAATGGGTCAATGTGCTATACAGATAATCTACTCTAAGGATAGAAAGACTATCGCCCAAGTAGAGCATATACCTGTAGAAAACTTAAGAGCAGAAAAGTGTAACGAAAAAGGACAAATAGCTGCTTACTATTATTCTGATAATTGGAGTAAAGTAAAACAAAGTACAGAACTAAAGAGAATACCATCTTTTGGTTTATCTAATGAAAACATAGAAATACTATATGTAAAACCTTACAGAGCTGGGTACAAGTATTATAGTAGTCCAGACTATCAAGGTGGCTTACAATATAGTGAGTTAGAAGAAGAAATAAGCAACTATCACTTAAACAACATTCTAAACGGATTAGCACCAAGTATGTTAATTAACTTTAACAACGGAACTCCAAACGCTGAGGAACGTCAAATGTTAGAGAATAGAATATATCAAAAGTTTAGTGGCTCAAGTAATGCTGGTAAGTTTATATTAGCATTTAATGACAATGCAGAGAGCCAAGCAACTATAGAGCCTATACAGCTAAGTGATGCACATAATCAATACCAATTCTTATCAGACGAAAGTAGTAAAAAGATAATGGTAGCACATAGGGTAGTAAGTCCTATGTTGTTAGGTATTAAAGATAGTACAGGTTTAGGTAATAATGCAGATGAGTTAAAAACTGCAAGTACTTTAATGGATAACACAGTTATTAGACCATTTCAGCACCTTTTAATAGATGCTTTTGATGAGATATTAGCTTTTAATAATATTAGCTTAAAACTATACTTTAAGACCTTACAACCATTAGAGTTTACAGACTTAGAGAACGTAGAGGACGAAGAAACAAGAGAAGAAGAAACAGGAGTAAAGTTAGCTAAGGAATTACCAGAAGATTTAGGTGTAGAAATAGCAGATGCTTTAATTGACTTAGGAGAGGACGAGGATGAGCTTTTAAGCAACTTTGACGTAATGGATGAGCGTGAGGTTAACTATGACGAAGAAGATGGCTTAGACGAGGTTATTACGGACTTAAACAAACCAAAAGAAAAAAGCACACTTGCTAAAATATGGGAGTTTGTAAGTACAGGTAGTGCAAAGCCTTTTAGAGAGAGTGAGCAAGATGGAGAGAGCAAACAAGAAGCTGAGGAGGGTAATACTTTCTTAGTTAGATATATGTATTCTCCACAAAGATATAGTGCAAACTCAAGAAAGTTTTGTAAAAAAATGGTAGATGCTAAAAAGGTATATAGAAAAGAGGATATTATTTCTATGGATAAAAAAGTAGTTAATGCTGGTTTTGGTAAAGGTGGAAGTGATACTTATTCTATATGGCTTTACAAAGGTGGTGCGAGATGTCAGCATAAATGGCTTAGAAAGACGTATGTACGCAAAGATGGTGCAAAAGGTTTAGGGGATGCTATAACTACATCAGAGGCAAGGTCAAGAGGTTTTAAGCCAGAAGCAAACGCACAGAAAGTACCTGTAGCACCTAAAGATATGAAGTATAAAGGTTATACTGCTGAGTATTGGAATAAAATAGGATTTAAGAATTAGTATGGCAACAGCATTATTTATAAATAGAACAGATTTAGTTAAAAACTCTATACTTGATGGAAATGTAGATACTGATAAGTTTATACAATTTATTAAGGTTGCACAACAGATAGATATTCAGAATTTATTAGGAACAGACTTATACAACAAAATAAGTGCAGATATTATTGCTGGTAATTTAGCTGGTAATTATTTATCATTAGTAAACACTTATGTACAACCTACGTTGATTTGGTTTGCTCAGATGAACTATATACCATTTGCTGCTTATCAAATAAAAAATGGTGGTGTATTTAAGCATAGTAGCGAAACTGCACAGAACGTAGATAAGAATGAAGTAGATTATTTAGTAGGTAAGGCAAGAGAGTATGCTAATTATTATTCAACAAGATTAGTAGATTATTTAAGTTTTAACAATGATTTATTTCCAGAGTATAATACTAACACAGATGAGGATATAAGTCCAGATACAGATACAACCTTTAAAGGATGGGTTTTATGAGATATAAAGTAAAAGAAACAAATTTAACAAAACTAAAAAATTACATAGATGCCGATACCAAAACCAAAAGCGAGAGAGAAGCAAAAAGATTTTATGATTCGGTGTGTAGCAGAAATGACAAAGGAATACAATAGAGAACAAGCAGTAGCGATATGCTACCAAACATATAAAGACAAATAAATGGCATTTGGAAAAATATACGATACGACTTATTGGGGTAATGGTGCTATAGATAACACTATAGGATGGGGTATAGTTTATAGAGATTATATTGACCCTACAACAGCTTTTGAGATATTAGCTGAAAATGGGGATTACTTACAGACTGAACAAAACGAATATATAATAATAGAATAAAAATAAAAAAATGGCAAATAAAAAATTTAGTGAATTTACTTTAAAAACTGACCCAGCAAATGTTGATTTTTTGGTCGGTTATGATGGAACGGATAACGTCCGTATTGACCCATCTAATTTAGGTGGTGGCGGTGCATCAGACTTAAATGGTCTTACAGATTGTTTAGTAACAGCACAAAACTCTCAATTTATAGGAAATGTTCCAGCTAACGTAACAAGTGGCGCATACAATAATACATCATTAGGACACAATGCACTTGAACTAATTACTGGTGGCGATAATAATATCGGAATTGGTTGGAATGCTGGTTCAGCAATTACAGATGGAGCTGGAAATGTTATTGTTGGTAGAAGTGCTTTGTCTGGTGGTAATTTAAGTGAAACTGTTGCCATTGGTCATTTAGCAGCTTTAAACGCAACTGGAAATAACTCGATACACGTTGGCTCTGATGCTGGTAGAGCTAATTCTGCTGCTGGTCATATTTCAATAGGCTATCAAGCTGGTTACTCAAATACTTCTGGAGTTCAAAACACAAATATAGGCTACCAAGCTGGATATTCAAACACTACAAGTGGCTACAATACAAATATGGGTTACGAAGCTGGTAAAAACAACACTGGTCAAAAAAACACTTTTATAGGCTCAAATGTTGCTGGTACTGGTTCTGGCTCTTTTAATGTTTCAGTAGGTGTCGGCAGTTCGTTAAGTTTATCAAGTGGAACTAAAAATACATCTTTAGGTAGGTCTGCTGGTGATTTAATTACAACTGGTCAAAACAATAGTTGTTTAGGCTACCAAGCTAACCCAGCAGCTGCAGATTCAGCAAATTCAGTTACTTTAGGTAATTCGAGTGTTGCAACTTTACGTTGTGCGGTTACTTCTATAACATCACTATCTGACGAAAGAGATAAATCAGAAATAAAAGACTTAGACTATGGACTTGCTTTTATTGATGCTTTACAACCAAGAGAGTTTGTTTGGGATAACAGACCAGAAACAGACAAAGATGGCGAAGAATTTTATTCAGCTAACAAAGGGAAAAAAGACTTTGGATTTATAGCCCAAGAGGTTAGAGAATTAGACAACGATACTTTAAGATTAGTTTACTCTGAAAACGAAGAAAAGCTTGAGTTGAGTTACGGAAAACTTGTGCCTATTTTAGTTAAAGCAATACAAGAATTAAAAGAAGAAGTAGAATTATTAAAATCATAAATAATGTATAAAAACGTAATAACATCTGAAAACACAGACGATAGTCATAAAGAAGTAATTACTTCACAGATACCAAACCAATTAACTCAAATA